AACAGGTAGCCACGTATCATAGCAATAAGATATCACCCTATAAGTTCACCGCTAAACTTCACGAAATATTGCAACACTGGGGGTCACCAGCAGTAGCCATCGAACGTAACAATTGTGGAGCCCAAGTTGTTGACAATATACTAAATCAATTTGGATATACGAACTTAGTCAACTTCGCACCTAGTAATAACAAGTCAACCAAGTATGATACCCGTAATGGTGTAGTTGCACATACTAATACCAAGTACAAGGGAGTGATGAATATGCGATACTGGGTTAACCAATTAAACGTAATTCGGTTTAATGATGTACATACCATTAATGAGCTCAAATCTTTTGTACGTTACCCAAATGGTACGTGGGCTGCTAAAAGAGATGGTGGATCGTTAGATGATAGAGTAATGTCTTTGATGTGGGCCCTGATTGTTCTTGAAAACACAGTAACAGAACGCTATTACGAGATTACAGAGTATGACGACAACCAGAGACCCTTAGCTTTGAGGTCATTAGACTACGGGGCCCGAGAATTTGTGAATCCATTGTCTGTATATAGTAACGAAAAGGTAATCGGTCACAATAATAACCCACTACCATTAATGTTTAACAGTGAAGCAATAGAGAAAGAGAAAAGAACCCACAGTGATACAGACTATCTGAAAGAAGAAGGCTGGAAAGTCGTTAATCCGATGGATGAAAAGTGGATGGCAGAATGGGGTGAGCAGGACACTTACTTAGGAGGTATGTATTAATGGCTAATGAGAAGGTAAAACAGTCTTTATTAAATAAGGCACGTCTAGACAAGTTTATTCTGGTATTGACTATACCAGAAGGTCTTAAGACTAAGGCAACGAACGCAGATCGCCGCACTCACCATAAGAGTAGCTCGAAAGCGAACCCGGATTCAATACAATTCTCTATATATGGCGCGATTGTACCTGAAGTACAGATACCTAGCTATAACTTACCGTATGGTGGTCAAAATTTAAAGATATCAACACACACACGCCCTGCGTATAGTGACGTAACAGTCAAATTTACTGTTGATAACCAATTTAACAATTATTGGTATGTGTGGAATTGGTTGAATATGTTGAATGATGAGCGTACATCGTACTATAATGTCACTGATACATCACCAGCAGGTGAAATCTTACCTGCTGAATTGATGAGAGATTATCAAACAGACTTTACAATGTATGGGTTAAATGAGTTCAATAAAAACACAGTACAATTCACTTATACGAAAGCTTTTCTTGTAACTCTAGGTCAAATCTCTTACGATCACCGCGACCCAGGTGAAATGGAATGTGAATTTACATTTTCATTTTCTCAAATGCTCGTAAATCTTCTGTAACCAGGAGAAAAATACATTCAAAAAAGCATAAATACTTCTAGATATGGCACGTACAATACAATCACCCGGTGTAGAAGTCAATGAAATTGATCTGTCTTTACGACCTGTTATACCTACTGGTACATCAATCTTAATTCCAGGCTTTGCACACCAAGGCCCGACAGACGAAGTATTCCAGATAACAAGTTTCTCTGAATTCCAAACAGTATATGGAGCCCCCACGAACTCTGCAGAGCGATACTTCCATCACACCGCAAAAGCCGTATTCAGTAGCGATGCCCGTGTGCTGACAACTAGATTACCATATGGTTCCGGAGCCGGGCTCGGTTATGGTGATGTATATTCTGCGTTATTTTATCCTGTATATGCTCACAACACTGACGACCAAACTCTTAACTACGGTGCTTCAGGTGGCGCTGAACCTGGTACCGGTAACGGTGGATCTATAGGTGGAGGGGTTTCGTTATCCGCTGCTACTGGTGGTTACATCTTCGGTAAGCCTCAACTGTTAGAGCTGAGCAAGGAAGAATATACCGACCTTCAGAAGGGTGACTTTACGTGGCAAAACTGGATCTTATCTACAAAGGATTTTAGTGCTGGTAAGACTCACTGGGGACATGCTGGTATGATTGTTACCAATAAGTCCAAATCTACCACTAACGACAAGTACGAAGGCTTTTATGTTGCGTTCGCTGATAACTCACAACATAACCCTGCAACAGACTTTGATAGTATTGTTAATCATGTAAGCGTTAGTGAGAATAGCAAAGATCTCACATTAGTGGTCGGGACTGATAGAAGAAACTTTGAACTATCAGGTACGTCCCTTAGCAATGATAATAGCCTTTCCGAGAAACTGGAAAACCTCGCACCGTTTGACATATCAACTACCGAGTTCCACGATACATTGACGATGGGAGTATTCAAACTACGTACGTCTGTATTTTCAACCGATGCTATTAAGTTAGACTTTGTACTTAGCGAGTCATATCTAGGCTCGTTTGATAGTTACCGGTTGCTGCAAAATGCTAACGGCGGCACACCTCAGTCGTTCTACTTAGGTAACTTGGAAGATGCATCACCTAATGTTGAAGTGATCGTTAACCCGAACATTTCAGTTAAGGCTGGTACATGGCTACCAGCTGGTTCGAACATTCCATCCAAGTCTGTTAGAATGCTAACCGAAAGATCCAAAAGAGATGCATCAAGTAGCACGTTGTCAGGAAGCTTTGGAGTATCCGGGCCTGTGTTGGACCATCTAGACGGTTTATCTTCCCCGGGAGTATCAAATACAACGACATTTAACCCAGCTGATACCCTAGTACCACTTGGTACATTCCAAAAATCAGATCCAGAACGAAGGTAATCGGTGCTGTACCTAGTAAGTTAGCTCGAGTATTCAGAAGCATTGAAAACTTAGAACTAGTTGATATTGATGTATCGGTTGAAGCCGGACTAGGTACTATTTACGCCGGTTCAGAGGATCAACAATCTAACGGTGATGGTACCGAGACGTTCGACGATGAAAGAATCGTTGATATCGGTACTGTTAGCGCCGACGGTACAACAAACACTGGAATGTACCAGTTGCGTGAAGGCCTCTATTCAACACACAACGCATATAACATTCAACAGAATTATCGCGCTGTATGTAATGAGTTTACCAATTTCGCAGAGTATAAGAGAAAGGATCATATATTTGTCGCAGATGCTCCTCGGTACATCTTTGTACAAGGTAGGAATGGTAAAGTCTTGAATGACAAGACCCGTACATTCTCACAATTCGTATACTGGCCTCTAAGACACGTCTACGGATTTGCTAATACTAGCTTCTCCTCAACATATGGTAACTGGGCTCGAGTATATGATGGTACAACCGATCGTCAAATCTGGGCACCGTTCTCAGGAACAGCAGCTGCGACGTACGCCAACAATGATACAGTATATGCTCCATGGTGGGCCCCGGCTGGATTCACTCGTGGCAGGTTTGTTGGTGTAAACGACCTCGCGGTCCTACCAACACAGAAGCATAGAGATCAATTATACAAAATTAGCATTAACCCGGTACATCAATTCCCGAATGAGGGGATGGTAATATGGGGTCAGAAGACAATGTTCAAGAAACCAAGTGCATTTGATAGAATTAATGTACGTAGGTTGTTCTTGTACCTCGAGAAGCTTGTTAGAAAGAGTATGAAGTTTTACGTGTTCGAACCTAACACACTGTTAACCAGGACTCAAGTTGTTAATAACTTGGTACCTCCGTTCGAGTATGTTAAAAACACAGAAGGTATGTATGACTTCTTAATCATATGTGATGAAAGAAATAATACACCTGATAGAATCGATCAGAACGAATTGATCGTTGACATCTACATCAAACCGGTACGCGCTGCTGAGTTTATCTTGGTAAACTTCTACGCAACAAGAACTGGGCAAGACTTCAGCGAATTAACGTACTAATGAATAAATAATTTTAGCTATGCCAGATCTTAAACAAGGAATACAAGACTTCTTTAGAGTAGCGCAAGAGCGCGACTTTACACGAAACCATCATTTCAGGGTAATCGACATCACCGACCGCGGTGGTTCGGTATGTAACCAAGACGACCTTGTATTTTGCGAAGCTGCTACCCTGCCTTCACGCGCTATCAGTAACATTCCAGTACCATATATGGGTCTTAACTTTAATGTACCTGGTACGGCAAATTACCCTGGATCTGAGGGATACCAACTTACCTTCCGTGCTGATGGTGACCATATCATTAGAACAATCTTCGAAGACTGGTCTCGTAATACTTTTGATGATCAATCAAGCTCCGGTGAATATAGATTATTTAGAAATTCACAAATTACGTTAGGCATGCTCAACCAAGCAGGTGATGTCACAAGACAATATCAGCTAGTTGGTGTATGGCCAGTAACAGTTGGTGAATTGAGCTTTGACATGAAAGGTAACGGTGATCCGATTTCCTTCACAGCTACTCTAGCTTACCAATACTGGACTCGCAACTTATTCTAGAATACGGAATAACATTGTATTCTAGTTATCCTGCAACTCACCTTGCAGGATAAATACTTTATATGGCTGGTTATTCAGACAAAAGCTCCCCGAGTTACGATTCTACGCTGGACCCTAACTCTCCGGATTATGATTCAGTAGCTGCGCAGTACGCCAATAATGATGAGTTTGATTATGCAGCCTCAGGTAATGACTTATATGGTAACGAGCCTCCCGCCTTGGTAGA